AGCAGTTTCTATATTTATAAGTCCAAGATAGTCTGCTGCGTTACCCAAAGATGAGGCTTTGTTCGTTAATTCTAGATATCCGTACCTCGTCATGAAAGAAACAACTGGTTCAAATGTTTGTGGATCAATAACAACGCCTGAGCTTGTTAGAGGAACATAAGGACAGTAATACGCAGCCGCGTCTACTTCACCTGGACCCTTGTAACCAACTAGAACTGGTGTGTTATCAGCAGCATATTGGTCAACATAAACTCTCATTGAGTTGTTTAGAACGCCAACGAACTTGGTGTTGGTTGGTGCTTCGAATACGCCTTCAGTTGTTCTTGCGAAAGCTGAAGTTGTAGCACTTTGTAGAATGGTTAGAGCAGTTGGTGAAACAACAACCCAGTTACCAGCGCCACGACGTGTTCTAGCAGCAATCAAGTTTGCTTGACGGTTGATTAGAACTGCTAGAGCAGCGTGTTCGTCACCAACGAATGTAGCAGTACCTGATACAGCGCCTTGGTCGAAAGTTAGTGAAGTTGATGGAAGAGCTCTTAATGAAGTTAAGATTTCTTGGTCAATTTCAGCTGTAATTTCTTGAGCAAGAGCAGCCATAATTTCTGCTTCAATGTCAATACCCTGTTGGGCTTGTGCATCCTGAGCAGCTTCGAATGTCCATCTTGCTGATAGTTTACGGGTTTTAGCTTCCACTGTTTCCTTTAGGATTTGGATAGCTAGTCTGTTACCTGGACGACCTTCTAGAGCGGCTGTAGCAGCGGCACGAGGGTTGGCAACATTTTCGTTACCAGAGTAGTAACGTGCAATGTCAAATGGGCTTAATGCTTCTTGACCAGCAGTTACGCCGCCGCCCAATGTTGGAACGGTGTCTGAGTAACGAACTCTTAGTGTGTGAATCTGTGCTACGGGGCCTGTCATTGGTTGAACAGCGATGATTTCATTCGCAATAACTGTTGGCATAACACGACGTATAACAGGTAAAATAACCTTGTTTAGTGTAGCAACGTTACCGGCAGATGTTGCACCAGCTGTAGCAGCTTCTGTTAGGGGCACTCTGTTTAGAAGATCTTTACGAGTGTTTTCTAAACAGACATCCATAACTTTCTTTCTATTACCATTTAAGCCTTCTAGTAGAGCATCCTTTGTGCTCTTCCAGTGGCTTTCCATTAGTAGATGTCTCATTTTATGATACTCCTTAATATTAATTTAGACCAGCTAGTTTACGTAATTGTATTACGCCTGGATCGTTTTCTTTTTCGCCTAAATCTTCATTTAAACGGGTTTTTCTGTCGCCGGTAACGGCAACACTTATTGGTTGTGCTGTTTTATTAGTTTCAACCAAAATCTTTTTAACTTCGTCACTTCTTACGCCTGTTTCACGTAATACTGCTGGAAGGTATCTCTTGAATGATTCATGAAGTTTTTCTGTTTTTACCCCTTCAAGTAGATTGGACATTACTGTCTTTTGATCTCTTGCTAGTGGTGTAATAAGTTCATTCATAATTCTTGATCGTTCTGCTCTTTCTTCAGCAAGTTTTACCTTGCGTGAAGCAATGCTCAATTGGGTTTCTTTTTCAACAATTAGATTGTTTTTCTTAGCCAATTCCTTCTTTACTTCGGTGATCATGTTCTTTAGTTTCTTAACTTCTGAACCTTCACTTAAGTAGGAAGTCATGTATTCTGCTGCATAAGCTTCAAATATCATTCTACCAAAATTGTTTTCTCTTGCCACTTTTAGGTCTTCTTTTAGTTGAACCATTTCGGTTTTCATAGTTTCTACCATGGTTTTTTCAACTAACTTACTTGCCTTAGCAATGAAAGCTTTTTGTGTTTCTTGTATTTTCGTCTTAGCAGTTGATTCAAGTTCAACTCTACGTGCTTCTAACAGTTTCTTATCTGTTTCAAATTCACCAAGTTCTTCTTGTAGCTGAGTTAGAACAAATTTTTCTAATTTTGAAATTCTGTCAGCGAATGCATCCTTGTAATTAACACGTGATTCACGTAATTCTTTGTGCAACTTAATTCTTTCTTCAGATAGTTCCTTCTTATCTTGCGCAAATTCTGCAATTTCACCTTTTAATTGGGTCGTTACAAATTCCTGCAAATTGGTCATATCTTTGTGAGCTTTTGCTTCGTATATTTTCTTAGCAGAAGCAATTTGTCTATTAAGTTTTACTCTTTCTTCAGCTAGTGCCTTTTTTTCAACCGACATAGCTTCCAATTCTTTACGTAGTGTTTCAATTACAACACCCTTCATTGATTTGGCCTTTCGAGCCATTGCTTTTTGAGCAGCATTAGCGTTTTCGCTGATTTTCTTCTTAGTATCGGCGAACACTTTTACTTCTCTTGCTAGGTGCTCATTTAAGAACATTTCCATTGTTTCGACTAAATGACCTTTATCATGTTCATAACGTTTTGCCATTTCATCACGGACTTGTTCTTCAATTTGCTGTCTAGCCTCAGAGAGTTTTGTTTCCCAAGCTTCAACTAATGCATTTTTGATGCCTTCGTTAAGCACTTGGTTTTCTAATATTTGCTTTAGTGCATTATCCATTATTAAACTCCTTAGGCTTTCAAAGCTTTATCCATCCAGCGTAATACTTCTTCTTTTAAGTATTTCTGAGCCTTTGGATCGATTTTGACGGATGTGGATAAGTCTTCCACAATACCGCCACGATTCGAGTTAAAGATATCATAAATCTTTCTCTCATATACTGCGTTGGGGTAAGCATTAGGAGCGGAAGGACGTGCAACAATATCAACTGTAATAATTTCAAATTCAGAAACTTCACCATTTGATTCGTTAACATTACCTGAGCCTCTTGATGATACGCCCAATTTACCACCGCACTCTATTAGTGTGCGGCAGATATTTCCCATCGGGGTAGGAACAATCTTAAGTTTACCAAATCCCTTGCTGCCATCCATCCACATTTCTGTAATCATATGGCTAACGCGGTCTAAATTAATCTGTAAACCTTCAGGGTGATCTGCTTCACCCCAAATTGTTTCGCCCTTACGGACTGTGTCATTAATAAGGTCAACGGCTGCTCTTATTTCATTTACCGGATAAACTCTTTGATTGTGATTTTTAACACCACCTTCAATAAAAATACCCTTCATGTAAAGATCCTTGGGCTTACCGGTTTCCTTATCGGTGCCGCCGCCTTCAAGAAGAATCTGTGCTTGATCCCAATTTAATCTTTCTGTGAGCAAATATGACATCATTAATCCTTAGTTTCTCTTACCTTTATTGGTAGGAACAGGACTATGCATGTTGCCTTCGCCGCCTTCAACCGAATTCAACTTTGCAGAA